AGAATGCCGGTACAAAGAAGCCAAGTGTAAAGCGCAGCATTAAAGCTGTGACTGTAGATGCAGACAACTTGTCCTTGTAATCTTCCAACTCACCTACGGTAAGTGGGATTTCCTGACCAGTTACTGGATCAATCTTAGGTGTTAGCCCGTGGCCTGTAGCTTCTAGGTATGCAGCAGCCTTACGTGCAGCTGATGCGTACTGGCTTACACGTTCATTGCGATCTGTTAACGCAAAGAGACGGTTGATGTGTGCAGGGAAGAGTGCTTCAACCATTGGCTGATCTTCTGAGTACTGACCAAGCAGTACTTTCTCAAACTTATCCAAAGCTGGTACCACAGCGAAGATTGCCTTCAGTGATACTGCAGATAAAGGACCTGCAAATGTAGGGAACAGTGAGTCTGGGTTAGTAGATGGCGTAATCATCTTCAACTTAGCGCTGAATTCGATAGGCATTGGAGCCTTGATACCGTCTTCTTGTCCAAAGAAACGCATTGTGTTACCCATTGCCTGGTACATCGCTGTAGTTCCTGGGTAGAAGAAGTAATCTTCACCAGTATCGTCTGTTTGTACGAAGCCTGAGTGTGCAATTCCATCGTACGTTAGTGATGCACGAGTGATTGCCTCTGGGTTGTACTTAACTGTACGATAAAAACGGCGATAGAAGTCTTCAGTTGCACGATAGAAACGTGCAAAGTTACGACCAGTCATAGCAAGTTGGCTACGCACTGCAGGATTATCTACATAAGCAAGAGCGCTGTCCTTAGCCAAGTCTTCAGCTAGTGAATTGATTTGCTTCTTTGCAGTTCTGTAAGCCTTCTCATAGGCCTCATCTGTCTTACCAGCAGTAAGTTGGTCAATAACCTTCTGACTGTAACCAGACTCATCCAACTGCTTACGGAAACGGATTACTTCGTTAAGAACAATAGGCTCACGAGTCCAACGTGCGTTGGCTTCTCCCATAGCATCCCAGCCCTTGTCCCACATTGAAGCGGCAAAGTTATCTGATGCAGATACTGGTACTAATGTTGGGCCTGAAATATATGTTGGTGCCATTCTAGGATCTGTTGGCAAGTCAGCAAGACGTAGATCTCTAGCAGTTACACGTACGTAACCGTCAGCATCTGTCTTTACTACCTTGCGCCAAAGCTCTTCATTGAGCTTACCGTCAGCCTTAGAGAATAGAGTGTTTACAGCAAGGAACGCACGTTGTGCGTGTGTGTACTCATCTGCACCCTTGAAGTACAACTGGAAGCTATCGCGGTCACGCTGTGGCAGTGACTTAAGGTACTTAAACATTTCATTGATTGCCTTTTCCTCATTGTCGAGGTACTTAACAGCAATGCGTCCAAGTTCGTCATTGGTCATTACACCAATCTGAAATAGCCAGCTAACTTTTGCCTGCTCATTAGCGACAGGGTTAAAGTTTGTAAATGGGATATCACCCATAGAGCGCTTGTATGCCTTGTCATCAATAACGATTGCATCCATCTTGCCAAAGCGAGACACATCATCTGCAACGTTCTGATAGCGTCCACCACCACGTACGCCGTTCTTAGCACCTTCTGCAACTTCTGCAAGAAGATCATCTAAGTTACCGTACTTAGCAATGTCTGCAATAATCTCAGCTGCTTCTGAATCTAACTTATAGCCTAGCTTGCGACGCAAGACTGCCTCAGCCATAACGCCACGGACTTCGTCTTCATTGCTTGCTTTAGCAACTTTGGCAGCAAACTCTTCTAGTTCATCGGCTAGGACGAACTTGTTGATTACTCCGACTTCACCGGATTCAACATTAAGAAATGCTACATCCTTTAGTTTTTCTAATGCAGTCTTTGGAGTACCATCTGCGTTAAGGATGTTTGCACCCTTACCGACACGAACTCTTGTAGACCAAATCTTACCCTTGACTAAATCCCAAGGATTGCGACCACGTGCAAGGTAGAACATATCGTCTTCGATAGAGTTACGGATAGCAAAGCGTGGACCGGCAAGAGTCAAGAATGACCAACCAGATGTAACTTTATCTATCCACTTGTTGTGTGAAACTCCAACGAGTCTGGATACTATGCCCTGACGTGCAGTCAGTCTATCTAAGTCAACAACAGATGGAATAACCATTGCTGTAGAAAGTTGGTATGGGAACAATGCAAGTTGTTCACCATTAAATTCTGCTGGGTTGCCAAGGCGTTCGCCTGATACAACGATATCTGCAGCGTAGCGCTTTTCTAAGCCCTTGCCTGCAAACTCCTCCATAAAGGATCTTCCTGGATCACCCTTCTTTACACCACGTGTAGTAAAGATTGTGTTCCAAAGACCTTTAGTAATCTGCATACGCTGACCTTCATCGCCTGCAGCAAATGCCTCAGCGATAATCTTGCTGTGATAGCGAGAGTTAGTCAGACGTGCGGTGCGATAGATTTCATCTACTGCGTTGTCACCCATTACATCAAATACCTTAGATGTTGGGTTAGGAACCTTTGTAAACTTACGAGCAAAGCGGTCAATGCGTCCCTGGATCTGATTCTCAGTAAAACGTACTGCACCATCTGGACCCTTAATGCGTCCTACTTGCTTCTCAAGTCCAGCAATTTCTTCTGAACGAGTAGTAATGCCAGTAAGAATGTCATCAAACTGCGGAGCAGTTCCGTACATAGCCTGTACTAGCTTCTGTCCTACTTTGTCAACGTTAAGTACTTTATTGCCTGTAGTAAGTGCTGCGATACGAGCCTTACGACCTGCAGTCAAACGTGGAATAAGTGGGGTATCACGAGCCGCTTGGCCCTTAAGAATACCTTGCACATCTACGCTGTTCTGAAAGTACTGCTTTGCATTGTCTGCATTAGTAACTCCAGCTGCAATAAACTCATCAATAGCAGCAGGGCCAAACTCAGGAGCAATGCGACGTAGATTAGTTGATGCTTTTTCTGCAGCAACAATGTCTTTTGCTTTACGAGCCTTGGCTAGAGTATCTAGTTCAGAACCGTATGAGTTAAAAAAGTTGACAACCTTTGGGTTGTTGAAAGCTGCATCTAACTTCTTTGGATCTCCAGCAATCTTAATGATTGCATAGTTAGCAGCATCGTAGGCCTTCTTAGCCTTACCAAGAATAATGGTTGGATCTGCAAAGATACGGAAGGCAGCATCTGCAGTTCCCGATATACCCTTGTATAGAAAACCTGTGCCTTCTAGTGACTCAGGTAGAAGTGTATTTCCAAGTGCGCGACCTGGTGAATACTTAGCAGCAACTACTGCATCGTAGGCATCCTGCCATAGTGGGTCTTCGCCCTTAGCAGCAAGACGTGCAATCTGCTTTTCTTCTTCAGTTCCAGTTGCAATAATATCTGAAAGTGAAGTACCTGTAGAAACCTTTTGTGCTAAACCGACATAGTTGTTGCCGTACTTCTTGATGGCATTGTTGATACGTGGCTCGTTGTAGACAAGCTCGCCGTTATCTCCAGACTTCTTCCAAGCCTCAGAGATAACAGACCAGTTCTTAGGTAGGTAGTATTCAGCACTACCCAATGGGATCTGCTCGTTAGCGATAAGTCCTGTACGACCAACGCGAGTCATAAAGTCAGATACTTCTGTCAGTGCGCCAACTACAGCACCGCCTGTATAGTGCCAAGCACTACCTAACCAACCACGCTTTTGCTGTTCTGGCTGTGTGCCAAAGGTTTGCTTTAGTGATTGTTGTTGATCTGCTGGCAAAGTCTGAAACTTTGTTCGAGCTTCAGCTACTGGCATATCAAGTAAACTCTTATGAGTGGTTAAAGACTTTGATAGTGAGTCAATTCTGTCTTTATCTGTCGGGCTTAGCCCTGCTTGGGCCGCAGCAATCTTAAGATTCTTCTCCGACACTACATACCTCGCGCAAGCATATCCTGATACAGAATCGTAATCTCGCCTGATTCATCGTATGGCAATAACTTTGCCAATGTATCGGAATACTTCTCTGTCATTTGCTGACGCATAACTAATGCTTCTGGTCCTGGACCTGCACCCATTGCAACACCTGCAGTGATTGGTTCGTTAGGACGCTGTGTTGGTTCAAATAATCCTGTTACGGGCGCTTGTGTAGCTGCCTCGCGTACATCACCAGCACGTGCTGGACGTACATCAGGTGTAACACCTAGCGGAGCACCAGACTTAATAGCCTCTGTCTCAACGCCTTCGCCGTAACCTGTAGAACCCATTGAGAGTTTATCGCTGCGTACAGCGTACTTACCTGGACCTGACGCACCTGCAAGTGGGTTCATTGGTGCAGTTGTCATTTGTCCTCCTCTAACGTCTCTAAATCTTGTGCCATATCTTCCCAAGCCTTATTGACTTTGGTTTTCTGATTGGCGTGGTAAATCGAAAGTTCATAAACTTCCGACATAAGTGTTTCTACGCATTGTGTTAGGTTGTAGAAGAACCCAATAATAATTACTGCAAAGTCTGTCCGGCGTACAGGGCGTGGAATCCTATCGTTATCGTTCAACACCCTGTACACCTTTCAGTAGTTACTTAAGCCTTCTTGCCTTTGCGAGCTGTTCCGGCATAACCGAAGTCAACCTTACCGCCCTTAGGCTTTGAAGTATCCTTCTTGCCCTCAGTTGGCTTTTGCATTGAAGCCTTTGCCTGTGATCCCTTATTCATATTTGCACCTCCTTCGGTTATGCTGCACCGCCGGTTAGTCCGGCGAGTAGTTGTGCTATATCGGGTTTTTGACCAGCAGCAGGGGCCATACCAGCTTGTTCTTGTGGAGGTTGCTGCGAGGCAGGAGCGGTGGCCGCGCCTGCTGCTGGAAGTTCTTGACCAACTGGCACCATAGGTGCCTCTGGTGGTGGTTCTGGAGCGAATGCTTTTTCTACGATTGTCTCTAAGGCCATACCCTTTTGACGACCCTTAATAACTTCTGCAATACGCGAGACGATAAGTGATGGGTCTTGTCCTTGCGCTGCAAGCGCTGGGATAGCTTGTGCGTACTGTGCCACTGAGACACGAAGAGCATCACGCATTTCTTCAATATCAACACGTTGTTCCTCCTGTGAGACGTTAAGGTCCATAGGAATCTCACGGCGTACATAGTCACGAGATACTAGCTTGTCTGAACGCATCTGTAGCAATGCAATGATTGCACGTGATGGATCCATACCAGACATAATGCCGTAGCGAACATCTACGCCATACTCGCCCTTAATGTCACGACCAGGTGTGTACTTAAGAACATAAGGTGTACCGTCGTCGGTTCCACGAATTGTCTTTTGTACATTGCTGAATAGTTTTTCGTCTACTTCAAAGCAGAGCCCAATAAGATCAGCGAACATTCTAGCAAATTGTGATTGTGCTGATTTGATTTGAGTATCAAAACCAGCTTGCAACTCCTGAACGCCACGACCAGTAATAACACTTGCACTGGTATTTCCGGATCGGGTTTCAGGGTAACGAGCGCCAAGCCGTAGTTCACGTTCTAGCACTCCTGACTCTGTGAAGACTCCTGGTGGTAGGTCTAAGCCTACACGACGGATGTTCTGTGGCTGAGAAGAACGCATAATAGAATCTGGACCAAGAGCAAGTTCTTGCACATCTTGTGGGATAGCAATAGGTGCTTGGATAGATTTTTCTGCAGCCTGAATCTGAAGGATTGCAAAGCGAGCACGAGCGAGTTGGACTGCCAAGACATCGTCATACTGACCACGTGCTTCGCCGTCAAGAGAAGGTCGCTGTGCTACACGTACAAGACACTTACC